AAAGTCGTCGAGATCCTACCATTAAAAACTGAGAACGTATCGGTCCAGCAGGACTCGAAATACAACGTCGTTTATGTCGTCACCTTCGACAATGGCGATCAAGACGTGATGAGCCCTGACCAGATCCTGCACATCCGGGGCATGTCCCTCGATGGTGTGACAGGTGTCTCGCCTATCCAATACAACGCCAACACAATCGGCGCTGGTATCGATGCCCGGGACTATGCGGCCAATGTATTCACAAACGACGCAACGCCTCGAGGTGTTCTCCACACTGACGGCATTCTCGACGATGACTCATTTGAAAACATCAAAGCGAGTTGGAACGCCAGCCACGGCGGTGTCGGTAATTCGCACAAAGTCGCCATCTTGGAGCAGGGCCTCAAGTTCTCACCTGTATCGATGACGCCGGACCAAGTGCAGCTGCTGGACTCTCGGAAATACACTCGATCTGAGATTTGCGCAATGTTCCGGGTGCCGCCTCACATGATTGGTGATCTGGACCGTGCCACCTTCTCAAATATCGAGCATCAGGATCTCGCATTTTATAAAGCAACGATGCTCCCCTATCTGATGCTGATCGAGGCCCGGCTCAATAAGGCGCTTTTAAATGTGGCCACGCAATGCTTTAAATTCGACGTCTCCAACCTGCTGCGCACTGATATGACCACTCGGGTGGCTACCTACAACACCCTGATCACAGCGGGCGTGATGTCACCAAACGAAGCACGCACCGAGCTCGGCTACAACCCGAGAGACGGCGGCGACGAGTTTGTCACCCAGTCCAATAATTTACAGTTCGGAAAAGAGCCCGACGATCAACCACAGGAACAAGTTGATGACAGTTAAAAAAATGGTAATAGCATTTGATCACAAATCATTTGCTCTCGATGAATCAGACGAGCGAAAGTTCTCAGGATATGCGAACACGTTCGATCATCAGGACCGTGCCGGGGACATCACCCAGCGCGGCGCATTCATTAAGTCCATCGCCAACCATCAGGCAGCCGGGACCAAAGTCAAAATGCTCGCTCACCACGACACCACTCGACCCATCGGGGTCTGGACGTCGATGCGCGAGGACGACAAGGGTCTCTATGTCGAGGGTCGTTTGACCAAAGGCGTGCGCGATGCTGATGAGGCCTATGCACTATTAAAAGACGGAGCACTCGATGCGATGTCAATCGGATACCGGGTTGTGCGTGAAGAGTACGACCGGAAATCCGGCGCAAATTTACTTCATGAAATAGACCTTCATGAAATATCTCTGGTAGCAATACCGGCAAACCAAGAGTCTGTCGTGACCGCCGTAAAATCGGACCACGACATTCGATCGCTAGAGAAGGCCCTGCGCGATGCAGGTGTTTCTCGAAAGGACGCCAAGGCCATTCTGGCCAAAGGTTTCTCCGCGATGGACGAGGCGCGTGATGCTCCAGAAATCGACTCAAAATCTACAGACGAAGACGCTCAATTCGAGCTGAAGCGGATGTTACAAATCATAAATGGGAAATAAAATGACCGACCAAATCGAAACCGTGATCGCTGAGGATGTAAGTCTGAAGCAAGTTGCAGACGCATTGGAAGCAAAGACAGTGGCAACTGACGCCCTGATCGACTCAAAGGTATCAACTGAAGCACTCGACCAAGTCAAAGCCGACTCCGAAGCTCAGATCAAATCTCTGAATGACAAAGTGGAGGCGCTCGAAGCAAAAGCCGACCGCCCAGCACTCAAAACCTCATCAATTAAGGAATCCAACACAATGGACAACAAAGACATGCTCGCGACATTCGCTCGCAAAGGCGTCGAAGGACTTCGCGCAAAAGCGGCTGACGTACAAATCTCAGTGGACGCACAAGGTGGATTCGCTCTGCCAACTGAAGTGGCCAGCAACATCATCCAGCTGCAGCACGAGTCAAGCCCGATTCGTCAGCTAGTTGGCGGTATCTCCACCTCAACAACTGACTACAGCCAGCTGGTTTCTATCGGTGGTTCTGCTTCTGGTTGGGTCGGTGAGACTGCAGCACGTCCGAACACTGGCAGCCCTGAGCTCGCCAAGATCTCTGCAGTATTTGGTGAGGTTTACGCATCTCCCAAAGCATACCAGCACGTTCTCGAAGATTCATTCTTCAACGTCGAAGCATGGTTGGCTGGTGAGGTTGCTCGTGAATTCTCTGAGCAAGAGAACAGTGCGTTCTTAACTGGCAACGGCACAAACAAGCCTGTCGGAATCCTAAACGGTCTGGACACGACTTCTGCATACACAGCCGCTGACACGACTCGTGACTTTGGTAAGTATCAGGTTATCAAATCCGGTGTTGCCACTAATTTGGGTGCTACTTCTGACGCTGTGATTAACTTGCTGCGCTCAGTAGTTTTAAACACTAAAACTGGCTATCTTGGAAACGCCAAGTGGATGATGAGCCGCGCCACTCACAACGTGCTGGTCGATCTAAAGACCACCGACGGCGAATACTTCCTGCAGCGCGACATCACTGTTGCAGCCGCTGGCCGCATCTTTGGTTATGAAATTGTGATCAACGAAGACATGGCCGAGATCGGTGCTGGCAACATGCCCATCGTGTTTGGCGACTTCGCTGCTGGCTATCAGGTTGTGGACCGTGTTGGCGTTTCTATGCTTCGCGACCCATACAGTGCTCACGGTGCGATCAGCTTCTACACTCGCAAGCGTGTTGGCTCAATGTTGTTGAACACCGAAGCTCTGAAAGTGGTTGCAATCGCAGCTTAATTTTCGACGCTCAAAATTGGTCGACCCTTCGGGGTCGGCCTCTTATTAAGCATAAGACCCGCAGCCGGGCAGCTGATTACCGAATCACAAAATCACAAAATTATGGAGGCCCACATGGCCACTTTCGACAACATTGCGTCGTCGTTCAATGGGGTGCAGACAACATTCGCCCTCGCCGTCGGTGGGTCTCCCTACGCCTTCCCAGTCCAACGCACACTCGATATTTCAGTCGGCGGGGTGCTCAACTATGAAGGCACGGACTACACGATCGCAGGCAGCGACATTATTTTTATTGCCCCCCCACTCAGCGGCAACACGTTCGCCGGGGAGATCAGCGATCTCGACGTCCAATACACCAGCATCATCAACACGCCTCAAATTGCGAATGGTGAGACTGTCTCAACACAGGGTCAGACCGTTTTTAACCTGACCGGGGTCAGCGGCACGCCTTTTAATATTCACGTATATTTAAACGGTGTGAAGTTGGCAGGCGCAGACTATAGCGCCCAATATTTAGGCAACGCCAACACCCTCAAAATTACACTCACCGCAAGCGCCACCGCAGGTGATGTGCTGTCAATTTCAACCTCGCATCAGGGTGGCAGTTCGGCAGCTCTCAGCTCAGGCGAAATAGTTGATAGCTGTCTGGTTTTATATATGACAGATGGCACAAATGTGACCATCGATGTCTCAGCTTTAATCTAACAAACAAGGACCACAAATTATGTCAAAAGCAAGACAAATTGCCGATCTATTGGCAGACCTAGATAATGTCGCAACCTCCGGGCAATACGCCGATCTAGCAGGTAATCCGACAACGGTTTCCACATTTTCAAACGACAGTGGCTATATAACTAGCGCCGCACTGCCGACCAATGTGTCGCAGCTGACTAACGACAGCAGCTACGCAACCACCACGCAGGTGGCCACGGCTGTCTCCGATCTGGTTGACAGCGCCCCAGCGGCACTGGATACCCTCAACGAGCTGGCCGCAGCCCTCGGTGACGACGCAGACTTCGCAGCAAGCACTGCAACGGCGATCGGGCTAAAAGCCAATCAAACACAAGTCAACACAATCTCTGGGACACAAAGCACGCAGGGTGGGCGAATCACCACTCTCGAGGCTAATTTCAGAATGACAGCCGAGCACACAGCCACGGCTGGACAAACTCAGATGGCCATCGCCAACCTCACAGCAGCCCCCACCGATGTGGAGGTGTTCATGAACGGCATCCGGCTCGCGTCGTCAGATTTTAGCAGCGCGTATGGTGCCGGGACATCGACCATCACGCTGGGCGAAGCCGCAGTGACTGGCGATGTGTTTGAACTGGTTGCGTGGAAAATTTAATTTAGCAGGTGCAGATAGTGCCTCGAATAATAGGGAATAATTATGAGTAAAGCACGCGACTATGCGGATTTACGCAACGACCTCGACGATGCTGCTTTCAGTGGTAACTATTCAGACCTAGTGGGCACGCCTACGATTCCGAGTGCAGTATCGCAGCTATCGAATGATTCTGGATATTTAACAGAGGGAGCCACGGGCCCACAAGGACCGCAAGGACCTGCGGGCTCGTCCTCAACTGTTGCAGGCCCGCAAGGCCCTGCTGGTTCTACTGGCAGCCAAGGCCCACAAGGTGCCACAGGTGCCGCAGGTGCCGCAGGTGCCGCAGGTGCCACAGGTGATGATGGCAGTCAAGGTCCACAAGGTGCCGCAGGTGCCACAGGTGCCGCAGGTGCCACAGGTGCCGCAGGTGCCACAGGTGCCGCAGGTGCCACAGGTGCCGCAGGTGCCGCAGGTGCCGCAGGTGCCGCAGGTGATGATGGCAGTCAAGGTCCACAAGGTGCCGCAGGTGCCACAGGTGCCGCAGGTGCCACAGGTGCCGCAGGTGCCAC